GGCGTTCAGGATGCCCGTGGGCTTGCCCTTGCCGTCACCAATGAAAAAGGCTTCCTCCTCCTTGGTGCCGATCCTGCGCCCGAACTCCTTGGAGATGTAAGCCTCTAAGTT